CTATTGCATATCTCCATCTGCACTGCCAAATTCTTCTTCAAAATGCTTCTTTAATACCTTTAACATCTCTTCTTTTTTTCCTTGATCCATGTTTCTTGCTGCTCTCTGAATAATACGAATTTCTGGTTCATCATCTATTTGCTTATTTAAGGCAAGCAGATAGTTATAGTCGATTTGTAGAACTTCAGATATAGCCTTAAGAGTGTTATTATCTGGAGTTATTTTATCGTCGTTTTCAATTCTCGAAACAGTAGAATTACTAATTTTTACTTTTTTTGCCAATTCACGCTGAGAGATGCCTAGCTCTTCACGTCTATTGGATATAACCTTTCCCAAAGTGTCTTTCATAAACTTCCTCCTTATAATAATATTATAGCACAAGTGTTGCATGCAATCAACACATGTGGTATAATTTATGTTGAATAGATGGAACGAGATAACTTCTATATTTTTTTAAGTTGAGCGTTCCATTAAATCAACAACAAGAAAGAAGTTATTTTATCACAAGCTAAAATATAAAGAAAGGAAGATGCCTATTAAAGAAATTCAAGAAGTAAAAGATGCAAATAATAAACTTATTTGTAAAATTGAAGCAGAAACTGGGATATTACAAAATATCTATAAAAAACAAGAAATTAAAGTTAGACTTGAAGTCGGACAAAGTATTGAACTAGCTAGAGGTGGATGTATCACCTTAGTTAAAAGAATAGATAAAACAGAGTACGACATAAAGAGTTACAAAAAATCAGCATAAATTTTTAAGAGCTGCAAGACGGCCTAATTTATCTTAACGGATGAATTAGGCTTTTTTTATTACAAATTATATCAAGCCTGATTAGCTATAAGGGCGTGAGATACACATATAAACTAATTTCAATCAATTTTGAAAGAAGTATATGGAGTACCTCTAGTTTCTTATAGCCTTTTTTAGGTGAAAGACAACTATGCTCCATAAACTGTAGGTAAAATTTGTATTTCTCGCTCCTTGCTATCGGGCAAGAAAGCGAGGAATATTTTGAAAATTAGAAAGACTAGATCGGACGAAAGAACCACGTATGTTTATAGGTTTGCAGATGAAACAAAAGTGGAACTAAAACCAGGAAAAGATGGGATAACAGAAGTGGACATCAAAAAACTACATGCTTTAGACGACAGTGAAGTTTACTATAACAACAAGAATCTAAGACCTGAACGAACTAAAGAAGAGAAAGCTGAAATAGATGCGTGGAAACAAGAATTTATAAGCGACTTTAAAAAGAGTCATGGATACGAACCTAATGAGGATTTGTTAAAAGGAGAAGTAGAGGAAAGATTCCCAAGGAACTATAACTTATCTCTTGATTTCGATAACGATGGGGATATTGATCCCGATAAAAGATTAATAGCAACTATTAAATCCAAAGACATGAATGAAGAATTTGAATGGTCGGAGCATATGGAAGATGTACTTTCTTTATTAACGGATAAACAGCGATTAGTAATCAAGTTGATGTTTGTGGATGGATACAAGCAGTCAGAAATTGCAGATTTAATGAATATATCTTCAGCTGCGGTTAAGAAACATTTGGATAAGGCAAAAGAAACAATCAAAAATAATTTTTAAATATTTTAGGACGAGGTTAAAAACTCGTCCTTTTTCTTTGCCTGTGATTTGTAAGGGAGATGACCCTTTCAGAAAGGAGGCAAACATGAGGCACAAAATAATCATCAATGTAACAAATGAGAAAGGACAAAAGACAAATGTCCTTAAAGGTGCAGTCGGAAAAATTCCAAACAGATTAATAAAATTTTTGTTTGGAGGCTACAGACAAATTTATCTATTAGACCCTGGGATGACAGTTGATTCAGTGGATGTTAGAGAAATCGAGAAAGGAGAAAAAAGTGTCAAGAATAAAGCTACTAATGGAAATCAAAGAAGATGCAGAGAATCTTGCATCTAGTATAGGTGTCCTTCTCACAGCTTTAGAAAGTAATGAGGAAGTTCCTAAAAAGGAAGAAAAAGTAAATCAGAACGAAAAGATTTATGAGATTGAAGATGTTAGAAAGATACTAGCCGACAAATCAAGATTAGGTCATACAGCAAAGATAAGAGAACTCTTAGAAAAGTATGGGGCTAAAAAATTATCTGAGATTGATCCAAGTAACTATAAAGACTTGGTAGCAGATGTGGAGAAGTTGTAATGAGTGCTCATGCTATTTTATCAGCATCATCTTCTAATAGATGGATTCACTGTCCACCAAGCGTTAGGCTTTCTCAAAAATATGAGGATGAGGTTAGTCCTTATGCACTTGAAGGCACCTCAGCTCATGCCCTAGCAGAATATAAACTAAAGAATTTATTAGGCATAGATGTTAAAGATCCTACTGATGATTTGGATTTTTATGATGAAGAAATGGATGAGTTAACCGAAGGATATGCATCATATGTAACAGAAGTAATAAGTAGATACGAAAGCTCAGCCGTCTTTGTTGAAGAAAGGCTTGACCTTTCAGAATATGTTAAGGAGTCCTTTGGAACTGCTGACTGTGTAGTTGTTGGAGAAAAAGAACTTCATGTAATAGATCTAAAGTATGGTTAGGGAGTTTTAGTAGATGCTAAAGAGAATTCACAACTCATGTTATATGGACTTGGTGCTTTGACTCTCTTCGATGGAATTTATGATATCGAGAAAGTAGTTCTTCATATCTATCAACCAAGAAGATGCAATATCTCAACTTATGAAATCAAGAAGATAGAACTTTATGAGTGGGGAGAAACCATACGAGAGATTGCTGAGAAAGCATATATAGGCGAAGGAGAATTCTCTTGTGGAGAATGGTGTATCTTCTGCAAAGCTAAGAATAAATGCAGGAAAAGAGCGGAAGAAAACCTAAAACTGGCACAAGAGGAATTTACCCTACCACCAGAACTATCTGACGATGAAATTGAAGAAATCCTACCAAGATTAGACGAACTGGAACAATGGGTCAAAGATATCAAGGCTTACGCTTTAGAAAAAGCAATGAAGGGCCATAGATGGAAGGACCTAAAACTTGTCGAAGGTAGGTCTAATAGGAAATACCGAGATGAAGATGAAGTTATAAACAAAGTAAAAGAACTGGGATTTAACCCCTTTGAAGAGAAGTTACTTGGCATCACAGCTATGACTAAGTTACTAGGTAAGAAAGTCTTTGATGAAAATATCACCGACTTATTAGAAAAACCAAAAGGAAAGTTAACCTTAGTAAGCATTAGAGACAAACGAGAGGAAGTAAAAATTGACAATGTTAAAGAAGAATTCGGAGGTAAATAATATGTCAAATATAAATAAAACAAAAGTAATTACAGGTGAGGTTAGATTATCTTATGCAAATGTCTGGGAACCAAAGTCAATCAATGGTGGTAAAGAAAGATACTCAGTATCTGTCATTATCCCAAAGAGCGACCAAAAGACAATTGAGAAGATTGAAAAGGCAGTAGATGCTGCTATTGATGAAGGACTTTCTAAATTCAATGGGAAAAAACCTAATAAGAAAGCTATCAAACTTCCATTAAGAGATGGTGACACAGAAAAAGATGATAAAGCATATGCTGATGCATATTTCTTAAATGCCAACTCTATGACAGCACCTCAAATTGTAGATAGAAATGTAGAACCTATTCTTGATAGAAGTGAAGTCTACTCAGGGGTTTATGCAAGGGTATCCCTTAACTTCTATGCCTACAATGTAAATGGCAATAAGGGCGTAGCGGTTGGGCTTGGAAATATTCAAAAGCTAAGAGATGGTCAACCTCTAGGAAATAGGTCTAATGCAGCAGATGACTTCGATGCTATGGACGATGATGACGAAGATTTCTTAGCATAGGAGGTAGAAATGGACTATTTAATTACAGCAATAGTTTTAGCTATTTGGTCCTTTTTATGGTATAAGCTTGGATTTTTACAAGCTCAACTAAAAGAACTAGATAGAGATATCAGAAAAATAGAAAAACAAATAAAAGAAGATAGAAAAAATAATTTAGCAGAATTAACAAAGCTTAGTGATAGCTATGAAGAAATTGTCCATAGATCTTGAGACCTATTCTTCAGTTGATTTAGGCAAAAGTGGTGTATACAAATATGCCGAGAGTGAGGATTTTGAAATCCTCCTTTTTGCCTATTCTATAGATGATGGAGAAGTTAAGGTCATAGATTTGGCAAGTGGAGAGATTATTCCTGAAGAAATATTAGCAGCACTTAGTGATGAAAGTATAGAAAAGTGGGCCTTTAATGCAAATTTTGAAAGGGTGTGTTTATCAAAATTTCTTGGAGAGAGATTAAAACCTCAAGGTTGGTACTGCACTATGATTTGGTCAGCCTATCTTGGTCTACCTCTATCGCTTGAAAAAGTAGGAGAGGTTTTAAAACTAGATAAGCAAAAGATGAATGAAGGCAAGGCTCTTATAAGATATTTTTCTATTCCATGTAAACCAACTAAGACAAATGGTATGAGGGAAAGAAATCTACCACATCACGATTTAGAAAAGTGGTCTACCTTTAAGGAATATAACCGAAGAGATGTGGAAACAGAAATGGCGATTAAGAAAAAATTATCAGCATTCTCTATGCCTCATTCAGAATGGGAAAACTACTGGACAGACCAGAACATCAATGATAGAGGGATTTTGATTGATGAAGTTTTAGTTGATTCAGCTATTAAATTTGATGAAATATTACGAGAAGAGAATATGGACAGAGCCATAGAACTAACTGGTCTTGAAAATCCAAATTCTCCCTTACAACTAAAAGAATGGCTAAATAATAAAGACTTAGAGATAGATTCATTAGCTAAAAAAGACGTAGAGTCTGCTCTTAAAAATGCTGAAGGTAATATTAAAGAGGTATTGGAACTTAGACAAGAATTATCTAAGTCTTCAGTAAGAAAATACGATGCTATGAAAAATGTAAAAGGAAAAGATAATCGAGCAAGAGGTCTGATCCAATTTTATGGGGCAAACAGAACTGGCAGATATTCAGGCAGACTTATTCAAGTTCAAAACTTAAGAAGAAATAATCTAAAAGATTTAGAACTAGCTAGGAGTCTTGTAAAAAATAGAGATTACGAAACTATGGAGATTCTATATGAATCGCCCTCTGATATTTTATCCCAACTAATAAGGACAGCCTTTATAGCAAAAGAAGGCACCAGGTTTATTATTTCAGACTTTTCAGCAATAGAGGCCCGTGTCCTTGCATGGCTTGCAGGGGAACAATGGGTACTGGATGCCTTTAAAAATGGAGAAGATATCTATTGCAGAACAGCATCGAGGATGTTTGGCGTTCCAGTTGAAAAGCATGGAGTTAATGGTCATCTTAGACAAAAAGGAAAGATAGCGACGTTAGCTTGTATTGCTGAAGGCGAGTTGGTTCTTACAGATAAGGGGTTAGTTCCTATAGAAAAACTTACAAAAGCTCATAAATTATGGGATGGAGAAAACTGGGTTTCACATGATGGAGTTATATATAAGGGGATAGGAGAAGTGATTGAATATGATGGGCTTAGAGCAACAAAAGACCATATCGTATGGATCGAGGGGCAAGAAAAGCCAATACAATTTGGAGAAGCTGCCACCAGCGGAGCACATCTCCTACAATCAGGAGATGGTAGGAGAACAATACGGGTGGGTGAAGATTATAAGCCCAGAAAAAAGATGGGCGAAAAACTGGAATTCTTGTTATGTCCTCACAAGATGTCAAGGCTGTGGAAGCATTCAATGGCAAGACAGGGGAAATTTAACAACAGGAAGGTCAAAAGGATGTCAAGCTTGCTCCCAGACAAGACAAATTCCACGATGGTTGGACAGAAGGCTAACAGCAGCAAAGCAAAGGTGTACCAACCCAAAAGATCCAGAGTTCAAAAACTATGGAGAAAGAGGAATAAAATTCAAGTTTCCATCAATTCTAGAGGCAGGTCTTTATTTAATAGAAAGATTTGGATTGCCAAAAAGAGAACTAGAAATAGACAGAATAGACAACAATGGGCATTACGAAAGAGGCAACTTAAGATTTGCGACTCGTATAGAGAATGCTTCGAACAAGAGAAATACTGTATTAACAGAATTTCATCAAAAATACTGGCCTTATGCACGAAGTGTTGTTATAAGGAAACTTTCAAAAGGATTAAGCCGAGACGAAATTATAGAAGATGCAGAATTAGCTGTATTCGAGAAAAGAAAAAATTGGAAAGGTATAGAAGCAAGACTAGACTTTATGATATACGAAATGCCGGAAAGAATAACCGTTTTACCGTATCAGGGAAATTAGTTCACAACTGTGGCTACCAAGGAGCCTTAGGTGCTCTTAAAGCAATGGGTGGTATTGAGATGGGTTTATCTGAAGATGAACTTCAATCAATAGTCGATTCTTGGAGAGAGGCTAATCCTAACATCGTAAGCTTGTGGTGGGATATAGATTCAGTCGTAAAAAGAGTTGTAAAGACTAGAAGTAAAGAAGAATATAAGAGCCTAGTTATTAGCTATGAAAAAGGCATTCTTTTTATACAACTACCCTCAAAAAGAAGACTAGCTTATCCAAAGGCAAAAATAGGGATGAATCGATTTGGTGGAGAATCAATTGTCTATGAAGGAATCGTAGTAGGAAATAAGTGGGACAAGATAGAATCTTACGGAGGAAAGTTTGTAGAAAATATTGTTCAAGCAATAGCCAGAGATATTTTAACTGAAGCTATGATGAGACTGGAGAAAAAAGGATTTAATATCGTCATGCATATTCATGATGAAGTTGTAATAGAAAGTGATTCATCTAGTATCGAAGAGATAAATGAAATCATGTCCATAGCTCCTATTTGGGCACCTGGACTTATCTTAGATGCAGATGGATTTGAAAGTGAATTTTATAAGAAAGACTAAGGAGGTTTATTCATGTTTTATGTTAAAGAAAAAATAAATGATGTCATGGAAGTAAGCATTGAAATAAATGATGAGAATGTATTTTGCACCTGTCCAAAGTGCGGAAAAGAAGTTCGAGTCGATTTAGTTGAAGTATTGGAAGAGGGGGATTTAGTTTCTACCCAAGTTTGCTGTAATACTTGTAGTGAAACAATGAGGGATATTTATGAATAAGGAACTATACAACGGGAGTGGGTGCAAGGACCCCACTCCTTATCAAACAATTAAAAATGCAGAGAAGAGATACTATCCCCTGGTATATATCTGCAGTCCATTTTCTGGAGATGTAGAAAATAATGTAATCAAGGCACAGAAGTATTCTCGCTATGCTTTAGATGAAGGAAATATTCCCATCGCACCACATCTTTTATTTCCTCAGTTTATGAGTGATGAAAGTGAGAGAAGACTTGCCATGCATTTTAATTATGTCCTTCTTGGAAAATGTGAAGAAGTATGGGTCTTTGGTGACAAGATAAGTCCTGGAATGGCTGAAGAAATAAAGATTGCTGAGAAGAGAAAAATGAAGATTCGCTATATAAAGGAGGTATCCTAATTGAAAATATACACCTCAAATTTAATAGGAGTGGAGTCAAACTGTGTTTATCCAAATGAGGTTAATGCAGTAGATGTAAGGTCTTTTGAGAAAGCTGCGAGTTTCGACCATGTAATGGCTAAGTATAAAAATTCCTATCGATCCAATGATAATTTTATAGAGTCAGAATGTGTCCCTATGGATATAGACAATGACCATTCAGAAAATCCAGATGATTGGATTTCAGCTAATGACTTAAAGAGAATATTTGATGGAGTTAAATTTGCCATAGTTTACAGCAGAAACCATAGAAAAGAAAAAAATGGAAAAGCTGCAAGACCAAGAATGCACATATATTTTCCAATTCCTAAGATTACAAATCTTGATGACTATGTAGAATTAAAAGAAAAATTGGCAGAGACTTATACTTTCTTTGATGGAAATGCTTTAGATGGAGCGAGGTTTTTCTTTGGAGTTAAGAATCCTGCCGTTGAAATAGTTAGGGGAAGGAAATATATAACTGATATTCTAAAAGATGACTTTGAGGATTTTGATAATTCTCAAGACTTGATTCAGCAAGGCTCTAGAAATTCAACTATGAACCATTTTGCTGGTAGGGTTCTAATTCGATATGGAAATACAGATGAGGCGAGAGAACTATTTGATAAAAAAGCTAGTCTTTGTTCACCACCACTTCCAGATGATGAACTGGAACAAATATGGAGGTCAGCTTGTAAGTTCTATAAAAAAGTATCAGCATGTGAAGATTATGTGCCACCTGAAGAATACAATGAAAGATATGAGGAATATAAGCCAGAGAAACTTACAGATATAGCAATGGCTGAAATCTTTACTAAGCACAACAAAAATAAAGCTATCTACACCATATCTCAAGGCTGGCTTTATTGGACGGGCAAGAAATGGGAAGATTCTGAGCTAAAAGTAATGAGTCTTTATATGGAGACTGCCAAAAAAGTTTTAGAAAATGCAAGCATTGAATTTAAAGAGACCTATCAAGAATTAGCAGATGCTGAAATGATGGGAAATAAGGAAGAAAAGGCACAAGCAAAATTAAAAGTAAATACTGCAAAAGCTTATCTCAATTTTGCTAAAAAAATGAACGACCACGGAAAAGTATCTGGAATATTAAAACTAGCTAAGTCTTTGTTAGAAGTTAAAAATGAAAAACTTGATGCAGATGCTTTTATTTTAAATACACCTGTTGGAGTTATTGATTTAAAAACAAGTGAAATAAAAGAGCATGACCCGTCTTACTATTGCACGAAGATTACTGCCCTAGCTCCAAGTAAGGATAATATGGATATGTGGATAGCTACTTTAAGGGATGTAACTGGTGGAGATGATGAGTTTATTAATTTCTTAAAGTTCCATGCAGGGTCGACATTAATAGGTCATGTTTATGAAGAAGCACTCCTTATAGCTTACGGAGATGGAGGAAATGGGAAGTCTACAGTCTTTAATTCAGAGGCTCACGTTCTTGGAGACTATGCAGGTAAAATTCCAGCTGAGTCTTTAACAACAAGAGCGAAGAATGTGAAGGTTGATCTTGCAGAGTTATGTGGTAAGAGATTTATTCTAGCCTCTGAAACAGAAGAGGGTCAAAGACTGTCAAGTTCTATGTTAAAGCAGATAGCAAGTGTTGATGATATTTCAGCAGAAAGAAAATACTATGCACCCTTTTCATTTACGCCAACGCATTCTACTATTCTCTATACAAATCATCTACCAAAGGTGGGTTCTAATGATCGAGGAACCTGGAGAAGAATTGTGGTGGCTCCATTTTCTGTTGCCATTAAAAATCCTAAGACAGACTATATAGATAAGCTTCTAGAAAAAGCAGGTGGGGCAATTCTACAGTGGATGATTGAAGGAGCAAAAGAATATATAGATGCAGGCTTTAAATATCCAAAGTGTAATGTTGTAGATGATGCTAAAAGATTATATAAGGAAGAGAATGATTGGATAAACCATTTTATTTCAGATAAATGCATAAAAGGAACAAATTATAAAGAAATGAGTGCAAGGTTATATCAAGTTTATCGTGAGTGGGCTGGTTCAAATGGAGAATACATTAGGAACAATAGAGATTTTTCACGAGCCCTTATAGCAGAAGGTTATGAAAAGAAAAGGACAAATAGGGGAATTGAATGGGGCGGTATAACCATCAATGATTTAATGGAGTCGGAAGACGACTTTTTATAAATGCATCTTAGTGTAGCATTTATAGGCTAAATAAAGATGATTGTATAGAAAAAAGTTTTTCTTAATTAATGAAAAGTGCATACACTAAACTACAAAAAGACATGACTATTTACACTTGACTTAACACTTAAATGGCTTAATATACGCATTTTGTATGGTGTGAATAGTTATAGCCTACTTTCTTTTATATATTATTTTTATTCTCTCGTGTAAAAGGTTTATATAAAGCTACACTATACAACACTTTAGAAAAATGGAGGATTTATGAATTTCTATAACTACATGATGAAAAATCACTTAAATGAAAAGTCTCCAAGAGGAGATTTAGCAAGAGATATGAAGGAAGATAGAGACTTTCCTAAAAATAAAACAGGGAAATTTAAGGGCTGGAAAAGACTGATTAAAAATTATTTAGAAAGTCAGGGTGCTTGTTATGATTGTATGATGACTTTTGAAGAAGCGTGGAAGGAGTATGAAAATTGCGAGAGAAAGAGATTGAATCTTCCCTTGTTAAAAGAGTAAAAGAGAACAAGGGTCTATGTCTTAAGTTTACATCCCCTTCAATGACGGGAATACCAGACAGGATAATACTTCTACCTAAAGGTAAAATCGGATTTGTTGAAACAAAAAGACCTGGAGGAGAACCAAGACCAATTCAGAAAAAGAGAATAAGGCAATTTAAAGATTTAGGTTTTAAGGTTTATGTTCTTGATTCAAAAGAAAACATTGATGAAATAATGAAGAGAATCGGAGGTGACTAATTGGAATATATTCCACATAAATATCAAAATTATGCTACTGAATTTATAAAAGAAAATAAAGAATCAGCACTTCTACTTGACATGGGTCTCGGCAAGACGGTTATAAGCCTAACAGCTATAAAAGATTTACTCTTTGATTCTTTTGAAATTTCTAAAGTTTTAATTATAGCACCACTAAGAGTTGCCAGAGACACTTGGAAGGAAGAAGTAGAAAAATGGTCTCACCTTGATATCTTAGAATATTCAGTAGCAATAGGAAGTGAAAAAGAAAGAATAAAAGCATTAAATAAGCAGGCAGATATTTATTTAATCAATAGGGAAAATATAGACTGGTTAATAAATAAAAGCGAACTACCATTCAACTACGACATGATCGTAATTGACGAATTATCATCTTTTAAGTCTCATAGGTCAAAGAGGTTTAGAGCATTAATGAAAGTTAGACCAAAGGTAAAAAGAATAGTTGGTCTTACTGGAACTCCATCATCTAACGGTCTAATGGATTTATGGGCTGAGTTTAGATTACTTGATATGGGTCAAAGACTTGGAAGATTTATTGGTCAGTACAGAGAAATCTATTTCAAACCTGATAAGAGAAATGGACCAATCATTTATTCCTATAAGCCACTTCCTTTTGCTGAAGATGCAATCTATGAAAAGATATCAGATATCACAGTTTCTATGAAAGCTGAAGACTATCTAAAAATGCCAGAGAAGATAAACAATGAAGTCTTTGTAAATCTATCAGATAAAGAAAGAGATATCTACGAGACCTTAAAAAAAGACTTGGTTGTTAGTATTAAGGATAAAGATATAGATGCAGTTAATGCTGCTGCACTTTCTAATAAGTTACTTCAAATGGCGTCAGGTTCTGTTTATGATGAAGATAAAAATATGATTCATATTCATGATAGAAAGCTTGATGCCTTGGAAGATTTAATAGAAAGCGCAAATGGTAAACCAGTATTAACAGCTTATTGGTATAAGTCAGATTTAAAAAGAATCAAAGAAAGATTTGATGTGAGAGAACTTAAAACAAGTGAGGACTTTAAAGAATGGAATCAAGGCAACATTCCTGTAGCTATTATTCATCCAGCATCTGCCGGTCACGGACTTAACCTACAAGCTGGAGGTTCAACCCTTATTTGGTTTTCTCTTACTTGGTCCTTAGAACTTTATGAACAAACCAATGCCAGACTTTATAGGCAAGGGCAGAAAGAAACAGTTGTGATTCATCATATCTTAGCAAAAGGAACTATTGATGAAGACGTGATGAAAGCATTAGAAAATAAGAACAAAACACAAGCTGCACTTATTGATGCAGTGAAAGCAAATCTAGAGAGTTAATGTTATAGAATGTCACTATCAAAATTTGCTAAGCTTAATATACGAGTAGGAGTTCTATGGAGAACTTACCTCAAAACTTATGGAGGTAAGAAATGAACGCAAAAGAATATTTAAAACAAGCTTTTTATTTAGACAAAAGAATTAATAGCAAGCTGGAGCAAGTTGAATCACTCAACGCTCTAGCAACAAAAGCTACATCGACTTTATCAGATATGCCTAAGAGCCTTAGTAGAGGAACATCAAAACTTGAAGATACTATCGTAAAGATTGTAGATCTCCAAGAAGAAATAAATAGGGATATAGATAAGTTGGTAGACTTGAAAGCAGAGATGGTTGGAACAATCAAACAGATTCAAAATAAGGAACTTCAAGTTATCCTTGAAAAAAGATATCTTTGTTATGAGACTTGGGAGAAGATAGCAGTTGATATGAATTACGATATTAGGCATATTCATAGGCTTCACAATCTGGGGTTAAAAGAAACTTCAAATCTAATCAAACCTTGTCATGAAATGTCATAGAATGTCACTATGGAGTTGTAGTATTATTAAAATAGCAAAAGAATAATTAATAGAGCCTTGAAGATTTAATCTTCGAGGCTTTCTTTATGGAGTGATAAAGTGCCAAGAAAACCTAAGAGACCATGTTCACATCCAGGTTGTCCAGAGTTAGTTGATGGACGATTCTGTAAGAAACATGAGAAAGAATACAACAAAAACTATGAAAAATATAAACGAGACCCTAAAACTCACAAGCGTTATGGAAAAGCGTGGAGACTTATAAGAAAAAGATATGTCAGTGAACATCCACTTTGTGAAATGTGTTTAAAAGAAAATAGAATGACAAAGGTAGAGGAAGTACATCACATACTTCCTCTTTCTCGTGGTGGAACTAATGACGAAGATAATCTTATGAGTCTTTGTAAATCTTGTCATTCAAAGATTCATGCAAAGAGTGGAGATAGATTTGGACGAGAAAAGTTTTGAGGGAGGGGGAGTCGTTATCTTAAAAGCTGATTTCCCTACCAACGGTGCCGCCCTCTCACGCACAAAAAAACGGGTTCAAAGGCCCTATTAAAGAATAATAAACTAGGAGGTGATACTATCGCTAAAGACGGAACATATAGAGGTGGAAGAAGAGTAAAAGCAGGAGGAAAACCACAGCCTGCTGTTGAAAAAATAGAAAAAGGTAAAAAAGTAGAAATACTAATGAATGATATTCCAACATTCACTCCAGAAGAAATAGATGCAGTTGACTTACCAGATGGAGCAGTTCTTGATGGAACAGATATGCCAGCACCTAGTGATTATCTATCTGCAAAACAAAAGAATGGAATACCACTAGGTGCAGATGAAATATATAAAGAGACATGGGGTTGGTTAAAACAGAGAAACTGTGAAAACTTAGTAAATCCAAGATTATTAGAATCCTACTCCCAGGCTTTTGCAAGATACATTCAATGTGAAGAGGCAATAAGTCAATTTGGACTTTTAGGAAAGCATCCTACAACTGGTGGAGTTATTGCATCTCCATTTGTACAGATGTCTAGTCAGTTTCAAAAGACAGCAAATCTTCTATGGTATGAAATTTATGACATAGTGAAAGAAAACTGTACTGAAGTTTATGAAGATTATGGAGAAGATATGATGGAAAAATTACTAAGACAGAGGAGGTAATAAATTTGTTTGAAAAAGTAAATCCAAAGCATCCAGATAAAATAGCAGATTGCATCGCTGGTGCAATTGTAGATTTAGCATATAAAGCAAAAGATAATCCTAAAATAGCAGTTGAAGTTTTGCTGGGACATGGAAATTGTCATGTAATTATAGAAACAGATTGTAATCTAAATAAAAAAGAAATTGAAACAGCGATTAAGAGGATAGCTGGAGATATCAAAGCAGATATTAAAATAGTAGAACAGGATATCCACCTATCAAATAATCAAAAAGAAAAGATAAGATGTGGTGACAATGGAATCTTTAAGGGAGTACCTATATCAGATGAAGAAAAGAAACTATCTCTAATTGCTCGTGAAATTTTTTCTAATTATCCTTACGATGGAAAATACATTCTTGATGGAGATAAACTCATCATATGCCAGTCAAATATATCTACAGAAATCTTAAAATCAATTTATCCAAAAACTATCGTGAATCCACTTGGAGATTGGACTGGAGGATTTAATGTTGATACTGGAGCGACAAATAGAAAACTCGGCTCAGATATGGGACGAGCAGTAACGGGTGGAGGCCTTCATGGTAAAGACCTATCCAAGGCCGATGTATCAGTTAATATTTATGCCCACCTAAAGGCACAAGATGAAAATAAAGAGATTGAATTATCCTGTGCAATCGGGGATGAAACTGTTGATGGTAGACCATATTCAGAAATTGTAGAAATTGCTAGAAACTACATTAACTCTATTGGTGGTTTTGAGGAATTTGCTAAGTGGGGGCTAATATGATGAAAGAAGGACTATTACAATATGAATTAAAAAATGTAGATGAACTCATCCCATATATTAATAATGCTAGAACACATACTGACGAACAAATTAATAAGGTAGCTGCATCTATAAAAGAATTTGGATTTTTAAATCCTATCTTAATTTCAGATGAGAATGTTATTACAGCAGGACATTGCAGACTTCTAGCGGCTAAGAAACTAGGACTAAATAAAGTTCCATGTATTTTAGAAAATCATCTCACAGAGGCACAAAGAAAAGCATATGTACTTGCTGATAATAAGCTAAGTCTTGATGCTGGTTGGGATGAAGAACTATTGAGAGTTGAAATTGAATCCCTAGAAGATTATGGATTTAATGTAGAGCTTACAGGATTTTCAACTGAAGAATTATCTTCGCTCTTTGACCTTGGCGTAGAGGCTGAAGAAGATGACTTTGATGTTGAAGAAGAACTTAAAAAGCCTATTTTTTCCAAGGAAGGAGATATTTGGACTCTAGGTCGACATAAAGTTATCTGTGGAGATTCTACTCTATGGGATACTTTTGAAAAGTTACTAGGCGAAACTAAGGTCAATTTAGTATGTACCGATGCACCATATTTTGTTGAATTAAAAAATAAATCGGGAACAATTAAAAATGACAACTTAAATGATAAAGAGGCCTATGAATTTTTAATGAAGGTCTTTACAAACTTTAAAGACGCAATGGCTAAGGATGCATCAATTTATGAATTCTATGCAACTATGAAAGCTAGAGTTTTCTATGATGCTTTTGAAGATGCAGGATTTAAAGTTGGTGCAGGGCTTATTTGGAAAAAACCAAGAGCTCCTTTCATGAGAACAGATTGGAAATTTAATATGGAGCCTATTATTTTTGGTTGGAGAAAAGATGGAAAGCATAACTGGTATGGAGATCAAAAACAAACAGCAGTCTTTGAATTCGATGGAATTAAAGATTCAGAAAAAGAAGGATGTGGTCATCCATCATCAAAACCAGTACCTCTCATTGCCTACCTAATTAAACAATCTACACAAACGAATGGCTTAGTCCTTGATGGATTTTTAGGAAGTGCATCTACATTAATTGCCTGTGAGGAGCTTAATCGAATCTGCTATGGAATAGAAATAGAACCTAAATTTGTTGATGTAGCAGTAAAAAGATATTTAAATCTAGTTGGTAGTGATGATGAGATAAAACTTCTAAGAGAAGGTAAAGAATACAAGTATTCGGAGGTTCTAAAAGATGAGTAACATAAAATATTATTTATCTGAAGACTCTGGTATTGCTTTAGGAGAAACTGAAGACGGTGTAATTTTCAAACTAGATGCAAATAGAGTTAATGAAATAAAAAATGTGAATTTCTATTATTGTAGACAAGGCTATGAAAATATGTACATGATGGATTCAAAAGGTAGAGTCCTACATGATTATTTATTTCCTCACATAGATGGTTTTGAGATAGATCACATTAACATGGATACTCTAGATAATAGAGCCTGTAATATAAGGTATTGCACTCATCAGCAGAATCAAATAAATCAAGGCTTGCAAAAAAATAATACTTCTGGAGTTGTTGGAGTAAGTTTCTATAAACCAAGAAATAAGTTTAGAGCAAGAATAAAAATTAGTGGCAAAGATATTCACTTGGGCTACTACGATACATTTGATGACGCTGTAAAAGCTAGAAATGTTGCCATGAAGTGTTTGTTTGGTGGTTTTGGACAATATAATAAAATTGATTTTATTCCAAAATGGATAGAAAATAAGGTTATTGAAAAATGCACACCATATGCTGATTTAGCAGCAAGTAGTGCATTTTTTGATTTTTGGGGTATTTAAGATGAATAAAGAACTAAGATTAGGTTCACTATTTGACGGCAGTGGAGGATTTCCTTTAGCTGCTATTTTTTGTGAAATAAAACCTATATGGGCATCGGAGGTTGAGCCTTTTCCAATAAGAGTTACACAGAAAAACCTACCTCAAATTAAACATTTAGGAGATATAAAAGATATCGACGGGTATGGAATTGAACCCGTTGATATTATCTCCTTTGGCAGTCCTTGTCAAGATTTATCAATTGCTGGTAAAAGGGCAGGACTTGAAGGAGAAAAATCCAACCTTTTTTATGAGGCCACAAGAGTTATAAAAGAAATGAGGTGTAAAACTAATGGTAAGTATCCAAGATACCTACTATGGGAAAATGTGCCAGGAGCCTTCTCATCTAACAAAGGAGAGGATTTTAGATGCGTCCTTGAAGAAATTACAAGAATTAAAGATTCCACAATTAAACTTCCTCGACCTTCGAGGTGGAAAAGTGCAGGAAAAATCCTGGGAGACAATTTTTCCCTTGCTTGGAGAGTCCTTGATGATAAATACTTTGGAGTACCCCAACGAAGGAGAAGAATCTTCCTTGTCGCAGATCTTGATGGAGGAAGTTCCAGAGAAATATTATTTGAGCAAAAAAGCTTGTCAGGGAATACTTCACAGGGCTGCGAGAAAGGGAAAAGAAATACCAGAGCCATTAAAGAAAGCTTTAATAGAACAATCTGTTTAAATGACCAAGGTGGAGAAAGGATGGACTTTTATTCTGATGAAAGCGGAACCTTGAGAGCAAGTGGAGGAATTGCACCATTCGTTTTTGAAAATCACAGTCAAGACTCAAGGTATAAAGGACCATTAAAAGAAACACAAACACTTGCATCAAACTTAGGACAAGGTGGAAATAACCAACCATTTGTAGTCTACGATATAAGACAAACTTCAGAAAATACTAAAAATGAAAGACATAATATTTACGAGTGTGACGTTTCAAGGACTATAGATACATCTGGAAATACGCCTACCAGGAATCAAGGAGGGGTAGCTATTGTTGAAGATACCTATTCAATGAGTAAGAACTCATATTTTACAAAAGCAGATAAAAATATATCATCACCTTTACTGGCTACTGATTATAAAGACCCACCGCTTGTAAACCAGAGACTTGTAAGGAGACTAACACCAAAAGAATGTGGAAGATTACAAGGGTTCCCAGATTACTGGTGTGATAACTTAGAAATAGAAAATCCAACAGATGAGGACTTGTCTTTTTGGAGAGAAGTTTTTGATAAGGATGCTGAAATAAAAGGTCTTAAAAAGAAGAAAACAGATAAGCAGATATTAAAATGGCTTAAAAATCCTCATACTGATTCTGCAGAATATAAAATGTGGGGCAATGGAATTGCTCTTCCATGCGCTATATATATTTTCAAAAGACTTATAAATACTGCAAATAAGACTTGATATAAATCTTGAATTAAGTGATATATGTGTGTGAGGTGATTAGATGATTTCAAGGGAAATTATACAAAAATTAAAAGAGGCGTATCCAGTAGGTACGAGAGTGAAACTAATCCAAATGGAAGATGACCAAGCACCTCCAGTTGGAACTTTAGGCACAGTTTACGGGGTGGATGCCATTGGATCAATCCTAGTAAAATGGGATAATGGTTCAATGTTAAATGTAATTTTCAGAGTGGATAGAATAGAAAAGATATCGAGTAAAGGTTGAAATATAGCCATTATATCCTTTAATTAACTTGACTTATTTTTGACAGTACGGTTATATGTACATACAAAAAGATAAGGAGAAAAATATGGCATACAAATACATGAAAACACAGGAAGATTTAAATGAGTTAATCGACTCTTCAGCAATTACAATGCTTGGACTTTACGAAGGAGAAAATGGAGACTTAGCTTTCCAAGATTATTTAAAAGACTACCTTGAAGATGACACAATTTATATCACAATGGGAAAAACAATTAACGAATTTTATGGAACTAGCCTTCCTGAAGACTTAAGGATAGTAAGTTTAAAATACAACAAGTTAGGAAGACTTCCAATTATAAGACTTGAGATTGGAGCGAAATGGTTTGATGACTTTATAGACAATCTCCAAAAGAATAAGAAAAGAGGAGTGAGATAAATGACAAACCAAGAATTGAAAAGGCAATGCTTTTTAGAGGCCACCAAAAGAATTAATGAAAAAAGAGATAAAGCACTTTTAGAAATTGCCAAGAAACATTCTTATGCAATAGAAGAAAGAGGAGACTTAGAAAAAAGAAACAATGATTCAGAAGACTTTTTAGAAGTTTCAGTATGGTCATTAAAAGAAATGTTAAAAGAGGCCTATGAATTAGGAAAACAAAATAATTAGAAATCAAGAAATTGAGCGAAGGCTCTTTTTCTCGTAGTGAACTAGCTAACGGCTAGTATTTTTTATGCCTATTTTTCAAGGAAGGAGGTCAAATGAAATATAAACCAACAAAATTTATGCTACCTACATCTCACTATGATAAAAATAAAGCAGACTATGCTGTCACCTTTATAGAATGCCTAAAACATACAAAAGGTAGATGGGCAGGTAAAGATTTCAAGCTTATTGACTGGCAAGAAGAAATCATTAGAGACTTGTTTGGAATTGTGAAAGATACAGGGTATCGACAATTTAATACAGCCTATATTGAAATACCAAAGAAAATGGGAAAGTCAGAACTTGCAGCTGCTGTAGCACTCCTCCTTACTTGCGGTGATGGAGAGGAAAGAGCAGAAGTTTATGGTTGTGCTGCTGATAGGCAACAAGCAACAATCGTCTTTGATGTTGCAGCTGATATGGTAAGGATGAGCCCAGCCTTATCTAAAAGAGTAAAAATTCTAGCATCTCAAAAGAGGATGATTTATAAACCTACCAATTCTTTCTATCAAGTTCTATCTGCAGAGGCTTATTCCAAACACGGATTTAATATTCATGGTGTCGTATTTGACGAACTTCACACTCAGCCAAATAGAAAATTATTTGATGTTATGACAAAAGGGTCTGGCGATGCAAGAACCCAACCTCTATATTTTCTTATAACAACTGCAGGAACAGATACAAAATCAATCTGCTATGAGACGCATCAAAAGGCAGTTGATATACTGGAAGGAAGAAAAACTGATCCAACTTTTTATCCTGTGATTTATGGAGCAGATAGAGAAGACGATTGGACAGATGAAAAAGTATGGCATAAGGCAAATCCGTCTCTTGGAATTACAGTTCCTATAGAAAAAGTAAGACAAGCTTGTGAATCGGCTAAGCAAAACCCAACTGAAGAAAATGCCTTTAGGCAACTAAGACTTAACCAATGGGTCAAGCAAGCAATTAGGTGGATGCCTATGGAAAAATGGGACCTATGTAATTTTATTGTTAATGAAGAAGAATTAAAAGGCAGAGTTTGTTATGGAGGTCTTGACCTATCAAGCACAACGGATATTACAGCCTTTGTTTTAGTCTTTCCTCCAATAGACGAAGATGATAAATATCAAATATTACCTTACTTTTGGTTACCAGAAGACAACCTCGACCTAAGAGTAAAAAGAGACCATGTAAACTATGACCTATGGGAAAAACAAGGCTATATTATGACAACAGAAGGTAATGTTGTTCATTATGGGTTTATAGAAAAATTTATAGAAGACTTAGGTGAGAAATATAACATCCGAGAAATTGCCTTTGACAGGTGGGGAGCAGTTCAGATGGTTCAAAACTTAGAAGGCATGGGTTTTACAGTAGTTCCATTTGGTCAAGGATTTAAAGATATGTCTCCACCAACTAAAGAACTAATGAAACTAACTCTCGAAAGAAAAATAGCCCATGGAGGTCATCCAGTATTAAGGTGGATGATGGATAATATCTTTATTCGAACAGATCCAGCTGGAAACATAAAGGCAGACAAAGAAAAGTCTACAGAAAAAATAGATGGAGTTATAGCTACAATTATGGCACTTGACAGGGCTATAAGGTGTGGCAATGATACAAGTGAATCTGTTTATGACGATAGGGGTCTGATTGTTTTTTAATATGGGTATATAAATAAAATAGAAACATTTTTGAGGTGATATTCATGAGGAATAGAGAAGATATTATTCGTTTATGGTTTGATATGTGTATAAAAAAACAAGACTTAGGAATTAAAGATATTTTTGCTAATGATATTGTGTATACAGAAAGTTGGGGGCCAAAGTATAATAATCGCAGTACACTCGAGTTATGGTTTAAAGAATGGAACAGTCGTGCAAAAGTTGAAACATGGGATATTGTACAATTTTTAGACTTTAAAGACCAATCAATTGTGGAATGGCATTTTAAATCAGTGATGAATAATGGGAAAATTGATGAATTTAATGGAATTTCTTTGGTTAAATGGGATTTTGATAATAAAATAATAGAATTAAAAGAATTTGGATGTAATATAGATAATTATAATCCATATGCTTATGGAGAGATTCCTAAATTTAGAAAAGAAAAGTCAAAGTGGTTTTAACATATATTCATGATATTTTTTTAGCATCTACATTAGTAGGTGCTTTTTTCATGCCTACTTTTAGGAGGTGGTAATATAAACATTTTAGATTTAATATTCAAGTCAAGAGACAAACCTAAAGACGGGGAGAGGATATCTTCATCGTCTTTTTTATTTGGAAGAACTGCAGCAGGAAGGAATGTCAACGAATTTACTGCTATGCAAATGACAGCAGTTTATTCATGCGTGAGAGTTCTTGCTGAAACCTTAGCAGGACTTCCTCTTCATCTATATAAAAGAGGAGATTCAAACTCTAAGGAAAAAGCAAAAGGCCATGCCATATATTTTCTTTTGCACGATGAACCAAATACTGAGATGACTTCATTTGTATTTAGAGAAACACTAATGACCCATCTACTACTTTGGGGTAATGCTTATGCTCAGATAATTCGTAATGGAAGAAATGAGGTTATTGGTCTCTACCCACTAATGCCAAACAAGATGACTGTTATGAGAAGTGAAGAAGGAGAAATATTTTATAAATACAATCATAAATCAGAAGAAGTTTATCTTTTAAAAGGAGATGTCCTTCATATTCCAGGACTTGGCTTTGATGGCCTTATTGGCTACTCACCAATTACCATGGCTAAAAATGCTATTGGTATGGCTATGGCTTGTGAAGATTATGGTGCATCTTTCTTCCAAAATGGAGCACAGCCAGGTGGAGTTTTAGAACACCCAGGTATTATCAAAGACCCAGAAAGAGTAAGGGAGTCATGGAATGCAGCCTTTCAAGGGCCTAAGAACGCCAACAAAGTGGCTGTACTTGAAGAAGGGATGAAATACCAACCCATAGCAATAGCACCAAGTGAAGCCCAGTTTTTAGAAACCAGAAAATTTCAGCTAAATGAGATAGCAAGAATATTCAGAATACCACCTCATATGATCGGCGACCTAGAGAGGTCATCATTTTCAAATATAGAACAGCAGTCACTTGAGTTTGTTAAATACACTCTTGACCCTTGGATTGTTCGTTGGGAGCAATCTTTGGAAAGAGCACTACTAACAAAGAAAGAAAAAGAATCCTACTTTATTAAATTTAACCTTGATGGACTTCTAAGAGGAGACTATGAATCAAGAATGAATGGATATGCTGTAGGAAGACAGAATGGTTGGATGAGTGCAAATGACATAAGAGAATTAGAAAACCTAGATAGGATATCAGCTGAAGAAGGTGGAGACTTATATCTTGTAAATGGAAATATGCTACCGCTTGATAAAGCTGGTAGTTTTTATCAGCAGAAAGGAGAAGAAATAAATCCTAATGAAGAATAATAAAATATTTTGGAACTGGAAAAAGGATTCAAATGAACTCTATATAGATGGAGTAATTGCAGAAGAGTCTTGGTTTGATGATGAAATCACACCAAGGCTCTTTTTTGAAGAATTAAAAAATAAAAGTGGAGACATAACTGTGTGGATCAACTCTCCTGGTGGAGATTGTATAGCTGCATCAAGAATTTACACCATGCTTTTAGAGCACAAGGGAAATGTGACTATTAAGATTGACGGGCTTGCAGCATCAGCAGCATCAGTCATTGCTATGGCAGGAACTGAAGTATTGATGAGTCCTACCTCACTAATGATGATTCACAACCCCTTAACTGTAGCCATTGGTGACTCAAAAGAAATGCAAAAAGCCATAGATATGTTAAAGGAAGTCAAGGAATCAATCATCAATGCTTATGAGATTAAGACAGGTTTATCAAGAGAAGAAATTTCTAATCTAATGGATGGAGAGACTTGGTTTGATAAGAACAAGGCTATTGAGATGGGTTTTTGTGATGGAACTCTCACTGACAAAAGAAAAGATGAAAAAGTCACTAATATGGTTTTTTCAAGACGAGCAGTTACAAACTCACTTTTAACAAAGATAAATAAAGAAGTAAAGACTCACTCAATGAGTGAGGTAGAAGAAAGATTAAACAAAATTAAAAACACTTGGAGGTAATTATGAATTTAAAAGAACTTTTAGAAAAGAGAACTAAGGCTTGGGATGAGGCAAAGGCATTTGCTGAATCTAAGAAAGATGAAAAGGGTCTAATGTCTGATGAAGACTTTAAGACATATGAAGAGATGGAAAGAACTATCGAGAATTATACTCGTGAAATTGAAAGAAAGAAGAGGGAAGAAGAAATGGATAAATCCTTAGAAAAACCTACTACTCAAGCACTAACAAATGAACCTGCTACTTTTAATGAAGAAGAAAAGCCAATGAGGGCAAGAAATGTCTATAAGAAATCTATGATGAAAGCATTAAGAACTAACTTTAGAGATATTTCCAATGAATTAAAAGTTGGTACAGATGAAAGTGGTGGATATTTAGTTCCAGAAGAAATGGAAACAGATATTGTAAATGGTCTTGAAGATGAAAATATTGTAAGAAAACTAGCTACAAAAGTTCAAACTTCAGGACTTCATAAAATCAATATTGCAGCTACAAAACCAGCTGCCCTATGGGTTGAAGAAGGTGGTCAACTAACCTTTGGAGATGGCACATTTGATCAAGTATCTCTTGATGCACATAAACTTCATGTTGGAATTAAAGTAACTGAAGAGCTTCTCTATGATGCAGCCTTTAATCTAGAAAAATACATCACTGAAGAATTTACTAGAGCACTAGCAAATGCTGAAGAGGATGCCTTCCTAAATGGAGATGGAGTAAATAAACCTACAGGAATTTTTGACTCTAAAAAGGGTGGAGAACTTGGCCTGACAACAAAGGCTCAAACAATTAATGCGGATGAACTAATTGATTTAGTTTACTCATTAGACAGACCTTATAGGAAGAAAGCAGCCTTCATATTAAATGATGCAACAGTTGCTCAAATTAGAAAGCTTAAAGATGTTAATGGTGCATATATTTGGCAACCATCACTTAAAGATGGAGAACCAGATAGACTTTTAGGATATCCTGCCTACACATCTGCCTTTGCTCCAAAAGCTGATAAAGGAAAACTTGCTGTAGCCTTTGGCGATTTTTCGTACTACAAGATTGGAGATAGAGGAAATAGATCTTTCCAAGACTTAAAGGAACTATTTGCTGGTAATGGCATGATTGGTTTCTTAGGCAAAGAAAGAGTTGATGGAATCCTAGTTTTAAGAGAAGCAGTTAAACTATTAAAAATTGGTGCCACTGCCTAAGGAGTAAATTATGATTACTCTTGAAGAGGCAAAATCCTATTTAAGGGTGGATTTTGATGATGAGGATGAGATGATTAATTCTCTCATCCAATCATCAATAAAACACTCCATGGATGTAGCCAGAGTTGATAGTGAAGAAGACCTTTCTAAAAATCCAAATGGAAAGATAGCTGTCCTCTATATGACTGCTTATCTTTATGAACACCGAGAAGAGGCAGATTATTCTGAATTAAACTTAACTCTAAGGGCTTTATTGTTTGGAATGAGAAAGGCTGAGTTCTAATGAGGATATCAGATTTAAATAGAAAAATAATCTTTCAAAATAAAAATGTTGAGGTGGATAGAATTGGTAACCATAAGTCAGTATGGACGGATTATCTAGAAACGTCAGCCTATATTTCTTTTCAAGGTAAAGGCGAAGAAGTTTTTCTTGGGATGGAAGTAGATAGGTCAGATATTTCTTTTACTGTGAGATTTCAAAATAGGTTAAAGAATATTAACACTTCAGAATACAGAATTCTATTTGATGATGAAATGTACAATATCATCTCAATTGACTTTATGAACTATGAAAATAGACTTATAAAGTTTAGATGTAGGAAGGTGAGTAGATGAATGTAAAAATTGAAAACCTCGCCAATGAAATAATGAAGGGCTTAGAAGAATATTCTGATATGGCAACAGATGAAGTCAAAAAGGAAGTTAAAAAAGCTGGTAGCAATATTAGAAAAGACATACAAGAAAATGCACCTGTAGGAGAAACAAAGAAATATTCTAAATCTTGGTCTGTAAAAACTATAAAAGAAACTTCAAATTCAATAGAACTTGTAGTTCACTCAAGAAATAGATATCAGCTGGCTCATCTACTTGAAAAAGGTCACGTCCTAAGACAAGGTGGAAGAGTGTCTGCTAAGCCACACATTGGGCCAGCTGAAGAGAAAGGAATCAGAGAATTGGAAGAAAATATTATGAGGAAACTAAACAATGGATAGGCTATTAAAAATAATTGAAGATATGGGACTTCCCTTTGCATATTCACATTTTGCTGAGGGAGAAAGTCCAGATCCCCCATTTATGGTCTACCTATTTCCAAAGAATAAGCACTTTGGTGCAGATGGAGTAGTTTTCTATAAAAACACCCAGATAGACTTAGAGCTTTATACTGATAAGAAAGATTTAAAATTAGAAGAAAAAATAGAAGAGATACTTGATAGAGAAAAAATCTATTATGAAAAATCTGAAGTTTGGATTGAATCAGAGAGACTCTATGAGGTTCTCTATGAATTTACTATGGAGGTAAAAAATGGCTAATAAAGTTAAATTTAATATTTGTAATGTTAATGACCTAACCCCACGAGCCTTGCGAGTGGCAGGTAGGTCAGATGTCACGCAATCCAATTCTCTGCGACTGATAAGGAGCGAAGAGAATTGTGATGGAGCTGACTCACTACAATTTATGGGAGGTAACAATTATGGCAAATAAGGTAAAGTTTAATATTTGTAATGTGCATTACGCTCTCTTTGATAAAGCCGAAGAGGGCGTTATTAAATATAAGACACCAGTACCGATGCCTGGTGCTGTTTCAATTTCACTAGATCCAAATGGAGAGCCTGAAAGCTTTTATGCAGATGGAATTGAATACTACACTATTTCAAACAATATGGGATATGACGGAGATTTGGAAATCGCTCTTATTCCAGAATCCTTTAGGACTGATGTTTTGATGGAAAAATCAGACTCCAATAAAGTTCTAATTGAGTCTTCAAACTCTGAAACTGCAAACTTTGCACTGTTATTTGAGTTTGATGGAGACCAAAAGAAAATCCGTCACGTTATGTATAACTGTTCAGCAGCAAGACCTACTCTCGAAGGAGAAACTAATGAAGAATCAAGAGAAGTTCAACCAGAAACCTTATCTATCCAAGCAAGACCACTTCCAAATGGAAATGTAAAGGCTAGAACAGGTGAAGAAACTACGAAGGAAACTTACGATGGTTGGTATAAGTCAGTCTATATGCCAACAGAAACGACAGTAACACCTTCAAGAGCAAGTGTTGGAGGTAAATAAATATGGCACTAACCAAGAAAATTCAAATTGATGGGAAAGATGTTGTTTTCCGTGCATCAGCAGCTATCCCAAGAATCTATAGACTTAAATTTGGAAGAGATATCTTCAAAGACTTGATGGAATTAGAAAAGTCCATGAAGAAAAATGATGAAGATAAATCTAACCTTGATATAGGTTCATTAGAACTATTTGAAAATATAGCCTATGTAATGGCAAAGCATGGAGACAAATCTGTTCCTGATAGTCCAGAAGAATGGTTAGATAATTTCTCAACCTTTTCAATTTACCAAATTCTACCTCAGCTAATTGAGTTGTGGGGACTTAATATAAAATCGGAAGAAGTTCCTAAAAAAAAGTAAGACCAACAGAAAGACCAATGACTACACCCTTGTTTCTATTAAGGGCAGTGGAACTTGGTCTTTCTGTTTCTGATTTATCCCTACTAACAATTGGACTTGTAAATGATATGTTTACAGAAAAGAATAACGATGAATATAAATACAAAGAAGTAGCTACGCAAGAAGATTATGATAAGTTCTAATCTTCAAGCTTAGCTACTCTTTTTTCAGCATCTTTATAGACTTTGGATTCGGCTCTTGCACCGATAATAATGACAAGAACTTCATCATCTGATTTTTCCAATTTATAAACGATCCTAAGACCTGAACTCTTAAGTTTAATTTTCATAAGACCAGCAAGCTTAGAATCAGAAAGGTTAGAAAGAGGCTTGCCATACCCACCTTCAGTATTAGGAAGAGGATTTATTAAGATCCTCTTAAGTGCTTTATCGACAATTTTTCTTTGAGATCCATCTAAGGCTTTATAGTCTTGGATGGCTTCTTTTATAAAGGATAGTTTATAGTTCATTCGATTTCGTCCTCATCAAGAGGAGAGACTTCATTTAAATCGATATGGAAGGCTTCTTCAAATTCATCTTGAGAAATTAAATCGGATTTATCCATTGATGACATCCTTGTATTGGCAAGCATAATATCTCTTGCATCTTCGAGCTCATCAATGAGTTTCGTATATTCATCAGGGGAAACAAGAATGCACTCAGGAGTGTTGTTCTTTAATACGACCTTGGAACCGTTCACTTTGACATCATCGAAAATACGTCCAGCTAGGCCTCGATTGAATTCAGAAATGGATACAGTCTTATTGGATAATTCTTTTACAAAATTCATACTTATCACCTCAAGATAAGTATAGCAGAAATCGATAAAAACATCAATAAAAACACTGATAAATATATCTTTAAAGAGGAGGTGAGATATTGGCAAATAGAATAAAAGGAATAACTGTTGAGATTGGTGGAGATACTACCAAATTACAGACTGCACTAAAACAAGTAAATACGGAGATTAAGCATACTCAATCAGAACTTCGTGATGTTAACAAACTTCTTAAACTTGATCCTGGAAACACTGAACTTATCTCACAAAAGCATAAGCTATTAGGACAGACCTTAGAAGAAACAAAGAACAAACTAACATCTTTAAAAGAGGCACAAAAACAAGCTGAACAGGCTCTTGCAGAAGGAAAGATTTCCCAAGAGCAATATGATGCCCTTAAACGTGAAATTATTGAAACAGAACAAGCCCTTAAATCTCTAGAAAGGCAAGGGGCAACCACTAATCAAACCCTTCAAAACATAGCTATTACTGGAGAAAAATGGCAAAACACAGGGCAAAATATAGAAAATGTAGGAAGAAAAATGATGCCAGTATCTCTTGCAGTAGCAGGTCTTGGGGTAGCGGCTGTAAAGACTGCATCAGATTTTGATTCGGGCATGTCCAAGGTAAAAGCGGTATCTGGTGCAACAGGGTCCGACTTTGATGCCCTAAGGGAAAAGGCTCGTGAAATGGGAGCCAAGACCAAGTTCTCAGCATCTGAAGCGGCAGAGGCTATGAACTACATGGCAATGGCTGGTTGGAAAAGTAAGGACATGATTGGTGGTATCGAAGGAATTATGAACCTTGCTGCTGCGAGTGGTGAGGATCTAGCTACTACTTCAGATATCGTGACAGATGCCCTTACAGCCTTTGGTTTAAAAGCAGAAGATTCTTCTCACTTTGCTGATGTTCTTGCTGCTGCATCATCTAATGCTAATACCAATGTTTCATTAATGGGTGAGACCTTTAAATATGCTGCACCTATTGCTGGTGCCCTTGGCTATTCAGTTGAAGATACAGCAGTAGCTATAGGTTTAATGGCTAACGCAGGAATAAAAGGTTCACAAGCAGGGACAGCCTTAAGGTCTGGACTAACAAGACTCGCATCACCAACTAAAGAAGTTATTAACGGAATGTCTATGTTGGGCTTATCTATTGAAGATGTGCAGGGCCTTTCACTTGATGAGACTTTAAGCACCTTTAGAGTAGCCTTTGCTAATTTAGATGGAACTCAAAAAGCACAAGCAGCATCCATGATATTTGGTAAAAATGCCATGTCTGGGATGTTGGCAATTATAAATGCCAGTGAGAAAGACTACAACAGTTTAAGTGATGCCATCTATAACGCTGATGGAACAGCAGAAAAAATGGCTGCTACTATGCAGGATAACCTAGCTGGTCAATTAAAAATCCTACAATCTGCCTTAGAAGAATTAGCCATATCTTTTGGAGAACTTTTGATGCCTGCTGTTAGAAAAGCAGTAGATATATTAACAAAACTGGTAAATGGACTTAATGCACTTCCAGGACCAGTAAAGGGTATTATTGCAGGTATCGGTCTTTTTATAGCTGCTCTTGGACCTGTACTTATGATTGTAGGAAAACTTATCTGGTCAATAGGAACTATTATGACCAAAGGACCTCTAATAGTAGGAGGAATTACTAAGATAGTTGGAATATTTACAGGTACACTTATACCAGCAATCACTGCAGTAGTATCAGCCATTGGTATAGTTCCTATTGCTATTGGTGCAGTAATAGCTGGACTTGTTCTTTTATGGAAGAAGTGCGACTGGTTTAGAGAAGGAATAATCTCCATATGGGAAACTATTAAGGAATCAACAGTTGCTATTTGGAATGGTATAAAAGAATTCTTCGTAAATCTATGGCAAGGGATATCTGATTCATGGACAAGTACCTGGACTGAAATCACAAGTTTTCTATCAGAATTCTGGTCTGGATTTATTGAAGGTGTTAAGACTACTTGGAAAGGCATCAAGGACTTCTTTGCCAATCTATGGAATGGACTTTCTGAAGGATGGAACAGTATATGGACATCTATAACAACTTTTCTAACTGAATCTTGGAATACCTTTATTGAAGGAGCAAAGAGTCTATGGCAAAGTTTAGGAGAATTCTTTACAAGCCTCTGGACGGGAATTCAAACTACTTTTACCAATATATGGACAGCTATTTCAACTACAACTACAGAAGTATTTACAGCAGTTGGAGAGTTTATAAAAACTACTTGGGAAGGTGTTAAGACTTTAATTTCAACAGTTCTTGATGCAATCAAAGTAAAAGTAGAGACTATTTGGAATGGACTAAAAGAGTTTTTAACAACAGTCATCACTGCAATTGGAACATTTATATCCACATCCTGGACCAATATAAAAACGACAATTGAGACTATCTTGACTTCTATTAAGACAGTCCTTGAATCAATCTGGAATGGGATAAAGACCTTTATCTCATCAACAATGAATAATATTAAGTCCTTTGTTTCATCTGCTTGGAACTCCATAAAGTCGACTATTTCATCTGCAGTGAATACTGCAAAGTCAGCCGTATCGTCTGCCTTTAATTCTATGAGATCGAGTATTTCATCGACCATGGCAAATATTCAGTCCACTATTAGAAATGGATTTAATAATGCAGTTAATCACATTAAGAATTTAGCATCTCAAGCTTATACATGGGGAGCCGATATGATTAACGGAATTGCAAGAGGGATTAGAAGTGCGATTAGCAATGTGACATCGGCTGTATCGAATGTAGCATCAACTATTAGGTCTTACCTGCACTTCTCTGTTCCAGATGTTGGTCCACTTACCGACTACGAATCATGGATGCCAGACTTTATGGAAGGTTTATCTAAGGGAATAGAAAAGAGCAGGAGACTAGTACAATCTTCAATGAAAAATGTTGCAAGTGATATGGTTTTAAGCCCAAGCATATCAGCTGTTGGCATAGGTGGATATGATAAAGAATCTGCTGTAAATGGAATTGATATAGGAAGACAAATATCTGATGCAATTGCAAACATAAATTTAAAATCTGAAAATACTGGAGATATAGTAATACCAGTTTATCTTGGAGGGACTCTCCTTGATGAAGTTATTGTCAATGCATCAATGCGTAAGAATTTAAGGAGTGGAGGTAGATAAATTGAAATATCAATCATATTTAATTATTGAAGGAGTAGATTTGCCTCTGCCAAATTCTTACGATTTGGAGTTTAGAGATATCGAGGCAGATACTGGAGGAGAGACAGAGGCAGGAACTATTCAGAGGGATATTGTTAGAAACAAAGTAGCAAGTATATCTGTAGGTTTTTCTTGCAGTCCTAAGCTTGTGAAGATATTGAGTGGTCTTGCTAACAAGTCTAATCTTAAAGTTAAATACTTAGATACAGAAAGTTTGGAACTCAAAGAGACACAAATGTATATAGACAAGTTGCAGGTCAAATTAATAAAAGATACTTCTTATAAAGGGTTGTGGGAAGTATCTTTTTCATTGGAGGAGTATTGATGTATCCAATAAGCAATGAATATAAAACAGCAATCAAAAAGAACTCTCGTAAATTCTACTGGACAGGAAACATCATATTAAAAGATGAAACAATCATTCCATTTACCAATAAAGATATTTTGAAAGGGTCTGGATACATTCATCGTTCTTGCTCTGGATCTTCTGAACTTGAAATTGGTACAGTTTATGCTGGAGAGTTTGGAATCAGTCTTTTTTCAAATATAGATAGGTATACTTTAGAGGATTCAAAGCTAGAACTTTTTTACCATCAAGAATTAGAGAATAAAAAGATAGAAACCATACCAATGGGAATCTTTGATGTTACTGAGGCAAATAGGTCTAAGAAGATTTTAGAACTAAAAGGCTATGACTATATGCTTAGATTTGATAAGAATTTCCCAGTTACAGATACCTTTGGCACAGCTTTTGAATTACTAAGTCTTTCATGTGAGAAGTGCAAGGTAGAACTAGGTATGACAGAAGATGAGGTAAAAGCTTTTGTAAATGGAGAGGAAGTTCTGGCTATTTACCAAGACCATGATATAGAAACTTACAGGGACTTTATTCACTATATAGCATCAACCCTTGGTGCTTTTGCTGGGATTAGTCGTGATGGAAAATTAATTTTAAACAAGTATGCAGAAAGCATATCAACTGAAATTAAAACAAGAGAAAGATTTTCTTCATCAATATCAGATTTTAAGACAAGATATACAGCCATCAATTCAACAAATGCAAAAACTAAAATAGCTGAATACTACTCTTTAGAAAATGATGATGGCTTAACTATGAACCTCAGCATAAATCCTTTAATGCAATTAGGGCTTCCAGAAAAAAGAAAAAGAATGTGTGAGAGTTTATTAACAGAAATTTGTAAGATTCACCACACACCTTTTGACATGGTAACCATAGGAGACCCTAGCCTTGATGTTGGAGATAGAATAGCTATTTCTTATCCAGAAGAAAAGATTGAAGGACTTATCACTGACATAGAATATAAAATAAATAGCAAGCATAGAATTCTTGGTGTAGGAAAAAATCCCTATTTATCTAAAGCTAAGAGTAAGAATGATAAAAATATAGTTGGACTTTTAAACCAGATAGAATCTGAAAAGTTAGTAGTTCATGCCTACTCAAACTATTCTGCCTTTAATCTTTCCACAACGGATACACCAATAATTCGTATAGAATTTGCCTCTAATAAAGAAACGGAGGCAATTTTTAATGCATCTATCTTGTTAAATATAATTTGTGATACCGAACAAAAAACTAGAAAGATATCCAGAGAGTTCAAGAAACAAGTAGAGGTTTTAAATAACGATGGAAAATCCTATAATCCTCTAAAGTTTGAAGAAAAAGAGGAAGTAGAAGAATTAGACTTTATTGAAAATATAGAAATACCAACAAGACTTGTTATTACTTATGTTTTCAATGATACGAAAATAGAACATCACATTCCAAAAGAAACCTACTTAAGTGGTGACCATATTCTAAATCTTTTTTACCCACTAACTAAACTGCAAGAGAAAACAATGAATAACTTCTCAGTGCTTATTAGGCTTGAATCAGGGCAAGCTATGATAGGTAAAGATAATGCTATCGCAGCTATCTCTGGTCAATCCTTAGGCTCTACAGAGGCTTGGGATGGAAAGATTAAGATTGATGAATCTTGGAAAAGAATAGAACTTAGTCATTCATTTCTTCTTAGGAAACTTAAAGCAGACTACAAAGTAGAAAGACAAATACCAACACCGATTATATTTAATGAAAAGGTAGGGAGATTTAAATATCAAGGATTAATGATTGGGAAATATAAAGAAGAGATTACTACAGAATTTAAAGATAAGGAGGAAGGAAATGCTCAAGGGTAAATCAGTCATTGAACTAACTGATGTGAGGACAAATAGGAAGGAGATATATGAAGATGAAAACTTAATAACGAATGCAGTCCCTGATTTATTAAGGCTCAATCCTATGGGGTTAATGTACCCTATGGGTGATTCGAGAATTACTCAATATGAAAAAGAAATATTTCCTATAGCAACTAAATGTTATGGTGGGATCCTTTTATTTGAGGATAAGTTAGAGGAAGATCCAAATAAAATATTTGCTCCTTCTGATAATCAAATCATAGGCTATGCATCCAATGATGTAAATTCAACGGATGCACCAAGAAGAGGTTCAGCTAATCTTAATGAATCAACCCCTCTTGAAAATGGACACAAGTTTGTCTGGGACTTTTCTACATCACAGGCAAACGGAAGAATCTCTTCATTGGCATTAACACATTATAGAGGAGGGAAACATTTTTATGGAGACACTCATGGTAAAGATCCCTTCCTATTATTAAATAAAATTAGCTTATGGAAAAACAGAGAAGTCTCGGACGCATATAACGGATGTGTTGAAATAGATGTTGAAAACAACACCTTGGTTTCAATATGGCCTTTAGACAACAAATCAATAGAATTAGTAAAACTTAAGGAACCATTTACGAGTATAGGTTTAAATGATCCAATTTACACTAAAGGATATAAAAATGAGGAAAGGATAACAATTGATGTATCAGAGTTTTTTAGTAAACTGAGTACTTGGAACGAATGTTGTTTTTATGACGGAGAAGATGGAAATTGGTATGGCTTTGGAACTTACAGAGATAAGCTAATAAGAATAAAAATAAATAAAAATGATTACTCAACGAAAATAGATGAGTGGGCATTAAATGAAATAAGATTAGGTAAATTAGGAAGTTACTATGAAAAAAATAGAAGTTACTGTCATAGATATGTATATAGCTGTATTAAAGATGGCTACCTATATTCGATAAATTCATATAGTGCGGATAAAATCTATAAAATTAATATCAATAATCCTGTAGATATTTCTGTTATAGAATTAGGTAAAGAAGTTAGGACTTCGAAATATGGGGGAGAATACTGTTACCTATACAAGTGGGGAGACTATATATTAGGTTATGAATTTGCAATTGATAAAAAAGACCAAGTTATAGTAAATAGTGTTTCTGACTATAACGGTGAGGGAATACCAAACTTAATGATGGATCCAAAGACAATCGGACCATTGGTCATTGGATTTGGAGGTTATGAGGAGAAGTTTTACAAACTTTTATTTCTTCACACCCCATACCTTGGAACAATTAATAACTTATCAAGCCCAATATTAAAAACGGCAGATAAGACAATGAAAATAACTTACACACTAACAGAGGAGGAATAAAATGAATAAGTTTTTAGAAATACTAAAAGTATGTTTTACAGCTATCGGAGGATGGTTGGGATTTTATCTTGGAAGTGTAGATGCATTTATTTACACATTACTTGCTTTTGTAATAGCCGACTATTTGACAGGAGTTTTAAGAGCAGGGGTCGAAAGAAAGCTATCCTCATCCATAGGATTTAGAGGGATAGCAAAAAAGATTATGATTTTTATAGTTGTAGGTATCGCAAACCTATGTGATGTAAATTTAATTAAAGGTGATGGAACAATGATAAGAACAGCCATCATCTTTTTTTATATAGCAAATGAAGGGCTCTCTATTTTGGAAAACTCTGTAGCACTAGGCTTGCCAGTACCAGAAAAACTAAAGGCGATTTTAAAACAATTCAAGGAGGAAAAATAAATGAGTAATAGTCCATTAGTACAAGCAAGAATTCTCTCACCTAACCATAGCGGTAGAAGAAATCAAAGAATAACAAAAATTGCTATACACCACGCAGCAGGAGTTATAAATGGTAGAAATCTTGCTGGAGTATTTGTGCCAAGGTCAAGACGAGCATCAGCTAACTACAACTTAGGATCCGATGGAGTAATTGTTTTAGGAGTAGATGAATCTAACAGAGCCTGGACAACCTCATCTTCCTGGTGTGATAACCGAGCAGTCACAATTGAAGTAGGGAACTCTACGAGAGGTCCTCAGTGGTTAGTTTCTGATTACGTTTTAAATAGACTAATTGATTTAGTTACAGACATCTGCAGAAGAAATGGAATCTATCCTTGTACCTATACTGGAGGCAAGGATGGTGTTCTTCAAAAACATGAGTGGTATTCTAATACAAATTGTCCTGGTCCATACCTAGGAAGTAAGTTTCCATATATAGCAAATGAAGTCAATAAAAGACTAAGAGGAAATAAGACTGTTAGCAAATCAATAGGTGGACTATATAGAGTTAGAAAATCTTGGTCTGATGTAAAAAGCCAGAAAGGTGCGTTTAAGAATTTAGATAATGCTAAAAGATGTGCCGATAGATTTAGATTAAAAGTATTCGATGCTAATGGTAAGATAGTATATCCAGTTGGGAAGTCAATCGATGATTTAGCAAGAGAAGTTATAAGTGGAAAATGGGGGAATGGAGAAGAAAGAAAAAGGAGATTAACTCAAGCTGGATATGATTATTATGCTATTCAGAGAAGAGTGAATCAATTAGTTTAATAAAATGATTATGGCTTAATGGATTTTTAAATTAGAAATCCATTAAGCCTTTTTTTATTTTACCATCCTATTTCAGTATTTCTTATGGCATATATTAAGACCTTAATATTACTCAAAAACACTCTCTTTGTCCTAAGGAATATAGAGGAAAGAAAATTAGGGTTAAAAATAGACCTTATTTCTTTGCCTGTGATATAGGAGGTGGAGTATGAGAGTGGAAAAGTTTGAAGGTAGAAAAGAAATTATAAAATCAGAATACACTGAAAGGGATTTAAAGGCAGAGCTTAACTTTTATCTATCAGATAAGTTTATCCAAGACCTCTTTCTTTTAGACGAAATCAGTCTTGAAGAATATAGAAAAATTAGGAGAGAAAACATTAAAAAATTCAGACCTATTCTTTCAGAATTAATGCTATAAGACTTGATAAATACTCACTTGTACGGGAATATAGCACTAGCAGAAAGGAGGTTGAATGGATGAAAAAGATAACAAAAATAGAAGCAAATCAAAAAGAAGAATCTATATTAAGAGTCGCTGCCTATGCGAGAGTATCGACAGATGAAGATGCTCAGCTTGTGAGTCTTAAAACGCAAAAAGCACACTACGAAAAGATGATATCTGAGAATGATTCATATACTTTTGCAGGTCTATACTTTGATGAAGGCATCACTGGAACAAAGAAAGAATGTAGAGACGGTCTTCTAAAAATGATAAAAGACTGTGAAGACGGAAAAATAGATTTTATCCTAACCAAATCCATCTCAAGGCTTGCAAGAAACACGACAGATTGTTTGGAAATCGTAAGAAGACTCCTTGATTTAAACATTGGTATCTATTTTGAAAAAGAAAACATTGATACCAGGACAATGGAAAGCGAGTTGATGTTATCCATACTTTCATCCCTTGCAGAAAGTGAGTCCAGGTCTATATCAGAAAATAACAAATGGTCCATAAAGAAAAGATTTCAAAATGGAACGTTTATTATATCAAGCCCACCTTATGGCTATGAGAATATAGACGGAAAGATGGTAGTGAATGAAGAAGAAGGAAAAATAATAAAAGAAATATTTGAACAGTATCTTTCAGGTAATGGAACGCACAAAATTGCAGAAGACTTAAATAAAAGAAAGATTAAAGGACAAAAAGGAGCAAGCTGGCACGGGTCGACTATAAATGGAATCTTAAAAAATGAAAAATATATAGGCGATGTCATCTACCAAAAGACCTATACAGATGATACTTACAAGAGGCATAAAAATAATGGAGAAGAAGACCAGTATAAGATTATAGATAACCATGAAGCCATTGTAAGTAGAGAGGACTTTGAGAAAGTTCAAGACCTAATAAAGATAAGGGCTATAGCAAAAGGAAATGGAGAAGACACTAAAAGATATCAAAATAGATATAGCCTATCAGGGAAAATAAAGTGTGGCGAGTGTGGATCAACATTTAAAAGAAGACATCACTATAATGGAAAAGTTAGATATATAGCTTGGACTTGTAGTGAGCACCTAAGAGATATTAATAAGTGTTCTATGAAGTTTATTAAAGACAAGGACATAAAAGTGGCTTTTATAACTTTAGTAAACAAGCTAATCTTTGGAAAAGATAGTATCTTTACACCACTTTTGAAATCATTAAAGAGAATGGACAGCAAGGGAGAAGTTGCGAAGATAAATAAAATAGAAGAAGGTTTAGAAAAACTAAAGGAAAGAAAAGAGGTTCTAAGCAAACTAATAACTTCGGGCGTTTTAGATGCAAGTATTTACACAAAAGAAAGCAGTGAAATTTCAAGTGAAGAAAGTTTTCTACTCAGGGAAAAGGAAAGAAGTAAAAAAGCTATCCTTGGAAATGATGAAGAAATAAGAGAACTTGAAAAACTAATAGGAATCTTAGATAAAAGTAAAATGATAGATCACTTTGAAGATGACTTGTTTGAAGAAATCATTGATCACATACAGGTTGTCAATAGAGAGACTCTTGATTTTCATTTAAAGTGTGGACTTGTACTTAGGGAGGAAGTGAAAAATAATGTCTAGATTATGTTATGGCTACACCATAAGAGACGGAAGACTAGAAGTTCAAGAAAAAGAAGCCGAGAATATAAGAAAAATCTTTAAAAACTATCTTGATGGAAATGCCCTTATAAAGTCGGCAGACCTGGCAGGCTTAAAGAAAAACAGCTCCAGTGTGAAAAGAATCCTTACCAATAAAAAGTACTTAGGAAACGAAATCTATCCCAAGATAATAGATAGAGAGAGCTTTGAAAAGGCAGGTCAAATGTTAAAAGAAAGGGCAGTGGCCATGGGACGAGTTTGGAAAAAGGAAGAAGAGATTATTAAAGTTCCTTGCAAGTTTAGATATAAAGAAGAAGGAATTCTACCACTAGATCCCTTTGAACGAGCAAGCCACCAGTACAATTTAATCGAGGTGATAGATGATGAATAGCAAGGTTATAGTTATACCAGCTAAGAAGAAAAAAGGAAATTCCATCAGGGAATCAGAAAAGAAGAAACTAAGAGTAGCTGCCTATGCAAGGGTATCGACGGACAGCGATGAACAGGCAACTTCTTATGACACTCAAATAGACCATTACACAAACTATATTAAGAAAAATCCAGATTGGGAATTTGCAGGAGTTTTTTCTGATGAAGGAATCAGTGGAACATATACCAAGAAAAGAGCTGGCTTTAATAAAATGATTGAAGAAGCCATGGAAGGAAATATCGACTATATAATCACAAAGTCCATATCGAGGTTTGCTAGAAATACCCTAGACTGTTTAAAGTATATTCGTAAACTAAAAGAAAACAATATCCCAGTCTATTTTGAAAAAGAAAACATCAACACCATGGATGCCAAGGGAGAAGTTCTCCTTACCATTATGGCATCTCTTGCTCAACAGGAAAGTCAGTCTTTATCACAAAATGTGAAGTTAGGATTTCAATACAGATTTCAACAAGGACAAGTCCAAGTAAATCATAATAGGTTCTTAGGCTACACAAAAGACGAAGAGGGAAAACTTGTCATTGTTCCTGAAGAAGCAAAAATTATAAAAAGGATCTACAGAGAATACTTGGAAGGAGCAAGTCTACGAGATATAAAGGTAGGACTTGAAAAAGACAAGATAGTAAATGGGGCGGGGAATAAAAAGTGGCATGTATCAAACCTCAATCAAATTTTAACCAATGAGAAATACATGGGGGATGCCCTCTTACAAAAGACTTATACAGTGGATTTTCTAAATAAGAAAAGGGTAAAAAATGATGGAATAGCACCTCAATATTATGTAGAAAATAGCCACGAAGCCATCATACCAAAAGAAATCTTCATGCGAGTCCAAGAAGAAATGGAT